TCCTCGGATCGTCCCCTCGGCCTGGTCGGGCTGGCCTGCCGACTGGTGGCCGCCTCTCTGGAACGGTGGGCATCCGACGACGCTCGGCGACACGGCCTGGGCCTGCATCGACTTGAACGCCTCGGTCCTCTCGACCATGCCCGCCTACCTGGTGAACGCCGCGCCGACGCTCGACGCCGAGTGGCTCCGGAATCCGAACCCCGAGATTTACACGAGCTGGGAGGAGTTCGCAAAGCAGCTTTTCTGGGACTACCACCTGGGCGAGGTCTTCGTGCTCACGACCTCCCGCTACTCCTCCGGCTGGCCCGCCCGCTTCCACGTCTGCCCGCCCTGGACCGTGAACGTCGAAATGGAGCAGGGCCGCCGGGTCTACAACATCGGCGACCTCGACGTGACGGCGGACATGCTGCACGTCCGCTATCAGTCGTCGGTCTCAGACGCGCACGGGCACGGGCCGCTCGAAGCCGGAGCCGCTCGCGCGGTCGCCGCCGAGGTACTGGCCCGCTACGCGACCTCGCTGATCGCGGGCGGCGGAATCCCCTCCAGCGTGCTTCAGCATCCGGAGGAGCTGACCCAGGAGCAGTCCGACCTCCTGAAGGCCCAGTGGGTCGCGGCCCGCATGTCGAGCATCGGCGAGCCCGCCGTGCTCTCCGGCGGGGTTACCTGGGCGGCGACCCAGCTCGACCCGGAGAAGATGGCGCTGGTCGACCTCTCGAAGCTGACCGAGGCCCGGATCGCCGTCATGCTCGGGGTGCCGCCCTTCCTGGTCGGGCTTCCCTCCGGCGGCGACTCGATGACCTATGCGAACGTCTCCGCGATCTTCGACTACCACTGGCGCGCCGGGCTGAAGCCGAAGGCCGCCGCCGTGATGGCCGCCCTCTCCGAGTGGCTCCTGCCGCGCGGGACGCGAGTCGAGCTGAACCGCGACGAGTACGTTCAGCCTGGTCCGTTCGAGCGCGCGCAGGCCGACCAGATTTGGGCCTCGATCCTCGACCCGGCGACCGGGCAACCGGCGAAGACCGTCGCCGAAATCCGGGCGCAGGAGCGCCTCGACAATCCGACCCCGCAACTCGCGGAAGGGGTGCTGAAGTGAACGAGAACGAGAACGGCCAAGCGCCGCCCGGGCAGCTCGAATATCGGGCGGCCCAGACCATCGGCGTCAGCTTTCCGGCCCGGACTATCGAGCTGATCGTGATGCCCTACGAGGAGGAGACGGTCGTCCCCTTCGCGGGTCGGATGATCCGCGAGATTTGCTCGGCCGGAGCCTATGACGGGATCGAGCGCCGGGCGAATCGCGTCAAGGTGAATCGAGACCATGACATCACGCGCACGGTCGGCCGGGCGACCAAGTTCTCGCCCTCGCGCGAGGAAGGGCTGGTCGCCGAGGTCCGGATCGCCCGGACCCAGCTCGGGGACGAGACCCTTCAGCTCGCCGAGGAGGAGATCCTCGACGCGAGCGCGGGCTTCCTGCCGATGCCCGGCGGCGAACGCTGGGAGGGCCGGAGCCTGCGGCGACTGTTGAAGGTCTGGCTCGGGCATATCGCGATGACCCCCGACCCGGCCTTCGAGTCGGCGAAGGTCCTCGCCGTCCGCTCCGCGACGGCGGACGAGATCGAGCGCGAGCGGACGCCGAATCTCGACGCGGTCCGTGCATGGCGCGCCGAGTCGCGCTACTCTCAGCTCGACCGCTGACCTACCTCCTGTTGAAGACCGCTGGGCGGGCCGGGAGTTGCGGGGATCACGCGGACGCTAGCTAGCGAGGCCTTGTAACCCCTCGCGTTAGGAGTCCCCAGTGCCACCCAGCAACACGGACCAAATGCTCGCCCGCTACATGGGCGAGATCGAGGAGCGTCAGACCTTCATTGACGGGCTTGTCGAGTCCGCGCAGAACGAGACGCGCGACCTGAACGAGCAGGAGATGGAGCTGGTCACGCGAGCGCGTGACCGGATCAACGTCGTCAACCAGAACATGCAACCGCTCGAAGAGGCGCGGCGGATCTCGACCGACTCGGGCGAGCGGATCGCGGCTCTGGCCCAGTTCATGCAACGGCAGCCGGAGACGAGCATCGAGTACCGCTCGGCCGGTGCCTACGTGATCGATGTCTGGCGGGCCGGGCTCGGAGGCGAAGAGGCGATCCGTAAGCTCGACCTCTTCAACCGGGCCGCCGCGCACCAGACGACCGCCGACAACCCCGGCCTTCTGCCGGAGACGATCCTCGGGCCGGTCGTCAACTTCGTGGACGAGTCGAGGCCGCTGGTCTCGGCACTCGGGCCGCGTGACCTGCCGGGCGGATCGTGGTCTCGGCCGCGCGTCACCCAGCACACAAACGTCGCTCCGCAGGGCGGGGAGAAGACCGAGCTGGTGAGCCGCAAGATGCTCATCACAAAGATCCCGGTCAGCCCGACGACCTACGGCGGCTACGTGAACGTGTCCAGGCAGGACATCGACTGGACCTCGCCGCAGATCATGGACATTGTCATCGCCGACCTCGCGGGCTATTACGCCCAGGTCACCGAGGAGGCCGCTTGCGATGCCTTCGTGGCGGCGGCGACTGCCGGGCCGGACATCGCGGCCGACCCAGACGGGGCAGCCGTAGCCGCTGCGATTTGGGAAGCGGCGGCGCTCGTCTGGACGGCGACGAAGGGGCAGGGGCGACTCATCATCGCCGTGGCTCCGGACATGCTCGGCCTGGTCGGGCCGCTGTTCGCGCCGGTCAATCCGCAGAACGCGCAGAGCGGCGGCTTCACTGCCGGAGGCTTCGGGACCGGCGTCGTCGGCGCGATCTCCGGGATCGTGGTCGTGATGTCGCCTGGCCTCGCGGCCGGGACGATGCTCGTGCTGACTTCGGCTGCGGCCGAGGTCTACGAGGACCGGATCGGTTCGCTTCAGGTGGTCGAGCCGTCCGTGCTTGGCGTCCAGGTTGCCTACGCGGGCTACTTCTCGCCGCTGGTGATCGAGCCGACCGGGATCATCTCGGTTGGGACGGCGTGACCGTGAGCGGCGCGCAGTATGACAACCCGAACCAGGAGGCCGTCCGCCCGGACGGCTCCGGCCCGGGCGAGGAAGGCGAGGGCGGGTCCTCCGGCGGCGAGGCTTCGGCGGCAGCACCAGAGCCGACCGAGACGAAGCTGCCCGGGACGCACGCCGCCCTCGATGACCTGGCGGCCGAGCAGGGCCACGAGTGGTCGAGGACCGATCTCACCGTGGCCGAGAAGCAGGCCGAGCTAGGCGGATAGGCGCAGTGCCTCCCCTCTACGGCGACTGGGTCTTCAGCGGACTGGTCGGACCCGCTGAAGATCCAGGGCCGGGGAAATTCACGCTCGCCGACTACCCGCCCAACGGCTCGACGCTGACCGTCCATCACCAGGACATGAGCGGGCGAGACAACCAGAGCGAGATCGCGACCCTCGGCGCGGACGGCTCCGCGATCCACGTTCAACAACGCGATAACCCGGCGCTCTGGGTCCAGTACCTTCCCGGCCTCTACGCGGGCGGCTTCGCGGGCGCGGGCGTCTATCTCGGCGTCTGGATGAGCCTCGTCGCCGAGTCGGGCTCGGGCCTCGTCCCCGAGGAGGACACGGTCTGCTCGTTCGCCTTCGTCCCGGCGACGGTTGAGCCGCCTGCCTTCATCGGCTCCTATGCGACCCCCGAGGAGCTGGCTCGGATCCTCCTGATCCCGACCCCGACCCCGGCCCAGTCGCTCGCGATGACGCGCGTCCTGAACGCGGCGGCGACCGAGATCACGGCCTACCTCGGGCTCGCCGAGCCGCTGGTCGAGCCCTACCCGGACCTCGTGGTCGAGGTAAACCTGGAGCGGGCGGTCGAGCATTGGAAGCAGGAGCAGTCGCCCTTCGGGATCATCGTCCTGGGCGGCGAGCTGCCGCCCGGTAACGCCGGGGCGAACGCCTGGCGGCGGCACGCGCGAACGCTCCTACCGCTGAAGGAATCCTGGGGCGTTGCCTAGATGGTCGACCCGGTCAGTCTGAGCTACCACTTTTCGGCCTCGAACGCCTTCCCGCCGGAGTCCCGGACGCTCGAATTGAGTACGCCCGACTTCGCCTCGGCGAACCTCTTCGTCCATGTCATCGACGCAAACGACGAGGACCGCTTCGCGCTTCTGATGGCCGTCCCGGTCGGCTCCTTCCTGGAGGTCGCCTCGGCCAACGTGCCCGAGCGTTTCCTCAGCTTCGCGGTCGAGGGCGTCGAGGATATGGGCGGCTGGGTGACCTTCGTCGGCGTCGCGTCCAACTGGGGCGAGATGTTCGAAGAGGGCGAGCTTCTCGACGTGCTCGTGCCCGTGCCGGAGCCGCCGCCCGAGCCGACCGGCGCGACCCTGATCGAGGTCGTCGGCGCAATGGCCTCGGCGCTCGATCCGCTGAAGCTGACTATCCCCGACCTTCAGGTCTACCCCTTCCTGAACTACAACCCGACGCCGCCTTCCATCGACATCTATCCGGCCGACCTCTTCCAGACCGGCTCCGGCTTCCGCGACGATTCCGATGTCTTCTTCACGGTCCGGGCGCGCACGACTACGGCCGATCACGAGGCGGGCCAGAAGGCGCTCCTTCGGATGCTCGACCGGCACGCGCCGGAGTCGGTCGAGGAGGCGCTGACGCTCGACCAGACGCTCGGCGGCCGAGTCCACTCGACCGGCATCGCCGAAGACGGCGTCTCGGGCTATCGCGAGTACCTCGAAGACCCGCAGGCGAACGGTCGCCTCATCGGTTGCGAGTGGCGGGTCCACGTCATCACGAAGGGAGACGGATGACCACCTACAAGGTCACGGCCGCGACCGGCTTTCGGGGCATCCCCGAGGGCGAGGAGTTTGAGGCCGAGCTGACCGAAGACGAGGAGCGGCGGGCGAAGGCGCGCGGCTCGATTCGCGTCGTCAAGCGTGACGACGAGACCCCGAAGAAGGAAGGGAAGGTGAAGGGCAGCGATGAGTAAGCGAATCGCCCTCAAAGATCACGTCTCGGTCGATGATGTCGACCTGAGCAACTTCTGCCGCTCGGTCGAGTTCAGCTCCGAGCACGACCGAGTCGATGTCTCCGGCTTCTCGCCGACCGGCAATAACGAGTACCTCGCCGGGCCGACCGAGCAGTCCGTCGTCTGCGAGTTCTTCGGCTCCTACGGGACGGGCGAGGTGCACCAGACCCTCTACCCGATCCACGCCGACCGGGAGGTCGTCGCCTTCGAGTGGCGGCCCGATCAGACCGCGCCGGTCTCGGTCGACAATCCCCAGCTCGAAGGGAACGTCCAGATTTACTCCTACGGGCCGGGCGGGACGCGCGGCGATGTCGACACCTTCCAGGTGACCCTCAACGCGGCCGATGAGGCGGGCCTGGCCTTCGTTACCGCGCCCTGATGCCGCCGCGCGGCGAGACGCTTCAGCTCCTCGGCTACCGCGAATTTCTGCGGGCCTGCGACCGTGCCGGAAGCGAGTCGAAGCGATACGTTCGGGGCACGTTCCGCGAGGTCGGCGACATCGTCCGGCTCGACGCCTCGGCGATGCTCGCCCCGGCGAGCCCTCACTCGGCCGCCGGGTATCGGACCTATGTCCGCGCTCGGGGCGTCGCGGTCGAGCAGTCGCTCCGGAGGACGACCGGCAAGCGGCCCGACTGGGGCGCGCACCAGATGCGCCGCGCCCTGGTCCCCTCGATGACTCGGAACGAAGGTCAGATCGTCGGCGCGATGGAGCGGGCCATCGACACCGTCTGCGATCACTTCGAGGCGGGCCGCTGATGGACTATCTCCGGATTGAAGGCGTCCGGCCCTATGACGGGCGCTACGAGTTCGATCTCCGAAGCTCCTCCTTCACCGTCCGCGAGTGGGGCTGGGTCAAACGCTACGCGAGCTATCTGCCGCTCACGATTGACGAAGGCCTGGCGGGCTCCGATGCCGAGCTGTTCGCCGTCTTCGCGCTGATCGCGCTCGTCCGTTCTCGCAAGCTCGCGCCCGAGGATGTCCCCGACGCCTGGGAACGCTTCGCCGACGCACCCGGCGTCGTCACCGTCCGGCTGGAGCTGAACCGGGAGGTCGACCCGGCCGATGATGCCCTCCCTCCTCCAGCAAGCTCGAACGGGAACGGCGTCGATTCTGGCGACGCTGGGAGGACGAGTTCGGAGACCTCGGAAGAGACCCCGCGAGCTACTGGGACGCCCGCCTCGGCTACTTCGGAATCCCGCCCGGTGCCGCCGTGGGAGACCTAACCCCGGGGCAGCTCCTCGACACGGCCGACCTCTTCCAGGCGATGCACGGGTCGGCGGACTAGATGGCTAGCCGGACGATCTCAGTCGAGATCCTCGGCGATAGCCGCGACCTGGAGCGGGCCTTCGACCGCTCCTCGAAGGCGGCGAAGGATTTCAACCGGCAGGTAACCGGCGGCACGGTGCGCGCCGAGCTGGGCTTCGGGAACCTGCGGAAGCAGGCGCTCGGCCTGGCGGGCGGCTATCTCGCTATCGGGACGGCGGCGACCGCGCTCGGGGAGGGGCTCGCCTTCAGCATCGAGACGGCCTCGAACCTGAACGAGCAGATAAGCAAATCGGAGGTCGTCTTCGGCTCGGCCTCCGGCGAGATCGAGGACTGGTCGAAGACGACCGCCCGGTCCATCGGCATCGCCCAGGACGAGGCGCTGGAGGCGGCGGGCACCTTCGGGAACCTCTTCCGGACGGTCGGCCTCGGCGGCGCTCCGGCGGCCGAGATGTCCCGGACGCTTGTCCAGCTCGCCGCCGACCTCGCGGCCTTCTCGAACACTGACCCGGCCGATGCCCTGCTCGCCCTCCGCTCCGGTCTGATCGGCGAGGCCGAGCCGCTGCGCCGCTACGGCGTCCTGCTTTCCGAGACCCGCGTCCAGCAAGCGGCGATGGCCGAGACCGGGAAGACGAACGCGAAGAGTCTCACCGATCAAGAGAAGGCGCTCGCTCGCTACCGGATCATCCTCAGCGATACGAAGACGGCCCAGGGCAACTTCGCCGACACCTCGGCGGGCTTCGCCCAGCAGACGAAGATCCTCCAGGCCGCCTTCCGCGACCTCTCCGCTCAGATCGGGAACGTCGCGATTCCGGTCCTCACTGACCTGGTCACGATGCTGAATGACGGCTTTGTGGTTTCGGGGCAGCTCGCCGCCGCGCTCGGCGATATCCGAGAGTCGCTGCCGCTTCCGGACATTGTTGACGAGCATGTGACGGGCGTCCTGAAGGAGGTCGCACTCCAGCTCAGTCCGGCCGGATGGGTCCGCCGGGCGCAACTCGGCCTCGGCCTCGTCGCCGACCAATTCCGGAACGTCGCGAGCGCCGCCGAGGAAGGACTGGCGGCGATGGACAAGGTCGAAGGACACCGGCTGGAGTTCGCGCCCGTCGAGGGCGCGGGCGGCGACGGCGGCGGCGTCGCCCTGACCCCCAGGCAGCGGCGCGAGTTCTTCGACGCGCGGATCGGACGCGAGCGCGAGCGGGTCCAGGACCTGCCGAACCTGCGCGCCCAGGTCGCCCGGCTGAAGGAGATCGCCGCTCAGATCCAGGCGCGGATGGAGGCGACGAAGGACATCACTCGGCGGCTGGCCCTCGAAGACGAATTGCTCCGCGTCCAGCGCGAGATCCGCTCGACGCAAGCGCAGATGGCGAGCGAAGCCGAGCGGGCCGAGCGGGACGCGCTCGACCACCAGAAGGAAATGACTCGCCTCGCGAAGGAGCGGGCCGAGGCGGCACGCGAGCGGGCGGCGACCGCGCAATTCGCGGCGCTCGGTCTCGGGCCTGGCGGCGCGGATCCGGTGCCCGGGATCCGTGACCTTCAGAAGCGACTGACGCGCATGTTCAAGGAGCCGGGCCTCGACGCGAAGGCTCGTAACCTGATGAAGCGGATCAAGGGGATTCTCGGCGGCGGGATGGGCGAGGTCTCCGAGGAGGTGCGCGCGAAGATCGAGGAAATGCTGGCGGGCATCGACCAGAGCCTCGCCGAGCACCAGAGACGGCGAGTCCGCTCGCGCCCGGTCAACCCCGACGCGCTCCTCGCCGGACTCGGGCTGACGACCGAACAGATCCGCACGCTGCGAGGTCGGATCGGTTCAGTCAGTCGTGGCGGCAAGGTCCCGCTCGGCGGTCAGTCGGCCTTCGGTGTCCGCCTTCCCGGCGCGGGCGGCGTGGTCGTGAATGGCCCGGTCACGGTCCGCACGGACAACCCGGACAAGCTCGCGAGTGAGCTTCAGAAGCGAGCCCGGCGGCAGGCGGTCCAGACGCGCGGGCAGCGACCCGGCTCGCGCCAGAGTGTCGACGGCTGATGCCCATTCAGGGCTTCTCGGTCGCCTTCGAGGACGACATGCTCGACCCGGACCCGACCTGGACCAGACTCGATGATGACGCGGGCCTGGTCGCCTCCTACTCGATCCGGCGCGGTCGAGTCGATGAGCTTCAGAAGACCGGCACCGGGACGGCCGTGGTCGAGCTGAACGATGTCGACGGTCTCTTCGATCACTCGAACGTACTCTCGCCTTTCTTCACGTCCGGCATCGACGGGAAGCAGGCCGGGCTCGCGCTCTGGAATCCGGTCGATGCGGAGTGGGAGACCCTCTTCCGAGGCTTCATCGACGCCTATCAATTCGAGGTCGACCCCTCCGGCGTCGTGACCCGGGTCGAGGTCGAGCTGGTCGACGGGCTCGACTACCTGGCCGGGGTCGAGTTGGCTCCGGGCACGGCCGGGCATACGCCGCCGCCCGGCTCCGAGGGTGATGTCTTCTACGAAAACGCCGAGGTCGACGTGCGGATCGCGACGATTCTCGAAAACACCGGCTGGCCGACCGGCCCTCTCTCGACCATCTTCTCCGGCAATGTCGAGGTGAAGTCGGTCGTCTATCCGCCGGGGACGAGCGCGCTCGCCGCCCTGGAGGACGCCGCCGACGCGGAGTTTCCCGGGGTCGCGAATATCTACGTCGACCGGAAGGGCGTCGTTACCTTCCACGGCCGTCATGCCCGCTTCGACATCGCGGGCACCATCGACGGTCTGGAGCCCGGCGTCTGGGACTGGCATAACTGGCGCGCGGGCGACGGCTCGATTACGTCCATTGATACGAGCTACGCGCAGATTCGCCGACTCGGCTACTCGCGCTCGCGCAAGTCGATCATTAACGCCGCGATGGCCCTGCCGGATCGCAACGGCGAGAAGGCGCTGACGGCGGCCGAGATCGAGGGCCAGATCGAGGCGCATCCGACCTCGATTGAGAAGTACGGCGTCCATTCCTGGTCGGCCGAGAATCTGCTCACGGCGAGGCAACTCGGGACGGTCATCTCGCCGACGAATAACGACCTCACCGAGACGAAGAAATTCGCTGACTATTACCTCGCGAATTACGCCGTCCCCCAGTCGCGCATCACCCAGCTCGGCTTCCGCTCGATCTCCCCTGACGACTCGCGCGGCCCGGCGACCTGGCGGCTCCTGACCGGCGTCGAGGTCTCGGACGTGGTCACGCTGAAGACCGATCATCCCGGCGGCGGCGGCTTCGACCAGGATTTCTTCGTAGAGGGGATCACCTACGAGGTCCGACCCCTCCGGCCCGAGTACGCCGACGTGACCCTCTCCCTCGATGTCTCGGCCCGCTCGCACTACGCCGACGACCCCTTCGATGACTGAGCGATGAGCGGCGCGAACGTCCCCCTTCACGCTCGCAACCACCGGCCCGGCGGCAGCGACCCCATCGACTTCCCGACCGGAGGGAAGCCGGGCGATCCCAACTTCTCGCCGTTCGCCTGCGACGCGGGCGGCGGCAGCGAGGCGATCTACCAACAGACGCTAGAGGAGACCTACGAGAACATCCCGGCGGCCCTGCCGGAGCCGGTGCCCGGCACCGAGATCGAGCTGCCCGGCTACGCGCAATTCGGCGCGGCGGGCTACCACCTGGAGGCCCGGATCATCGGACAGTGGGGGCACGTCGACTCAATCGGGGTCAAGCGATACGGCGACGATTTCAGTGCTGTCCAGTACCTCGACGTGGTCCCCTTCCGCGAGGCCGGGGAGGAGTACCCGGACGGCTTCTTCGACACCGGCTGGCACACGGTCGAGGCGCTGACCCCGCCCGAAGAGGGCGAGACCTTCGTCCTGATGATCGCGGCGGCGGGAAACAACTTTCCCGGCTGGTCGGTCTATGGCGATCCGGTCCTGGGCACGACGCTCTACGCTCAGTGGACCTGCGTCCCCGCCTCGGTCGCGAGGGGCGAGAAGGGCGACAAGGGCGACCCCGGCGAGACCGGCCCGGAAGGACCGGAAGGCCCGGCAGGACCGACCGGCCCGGAAGGTCCACCTGGTGCGGACGGCGGCGCTGGCGGCGACGGCTCCGAGTGGTTCAGCGGCAGCGGCGCGCCGGGCTCCGGCCTCGGGAACGACGGCGACTTCTACCTCCAGGACGACGGGACGGTCTGGGAGAAGTCCGGCGGCGTCTGGAGCGCGAGCGGCGTCGACCTGAGCGGGCCGACCGGCGCGACCGGAGCGACCGGGGCGACCGGAGCAACCGGCGCGACCGGGGCGACAGGGCCGGAAGGTCCGGAAGGGCCGGAAGGTCCGGAAGGACCGCCGGGCGCGGACGGCTCGACCGGCCCGACCGACACCTCCGGATGGATGCCGCTGACCTCGGTCCTCGACGGCGTCCCCGGGCTCGTCTTCGACGCTGACGGCGGACTGATCCCGACCTACGGACCCCTTTAAGGAGTGGAGCTATGACGACGTTCGCCCAGCACATCACGAAGGGAATTCACTCGGCGCGCCCGGCGGCGAACGCCGTCCCGGCGGGCGGTCTCTACGCCTGCTCGACGCACGGCAAGATTTACCAGACTGACGGCGTCTCGACCTGGTCGGACTGGTACGTCGGCGCGGCCGGGGCGAAGGTTCTCCAGCTCAAAGTCCTGGACGACGCGACCGTGCTCACGGTCGGCGATGGGAAGCTGATCGTCGTCGCCGACGCCTCGCTCGGCGGGCTGAACCTGACCGGCGTCGCCGCCTTCGTGACGACCGTCTCCTCCTCGGGCCTGCCGACCGTCCAGATCCGGAACGTGACCCAGGCCGTCGACATGCTGACCACGAAGGTCTCTATCGACGCGAGCGAGTTCACGAGCTACTCGGCCGCGACCCCGCCGGTCATCGACTCCGGCAACGCCGACGTAGCGACCGGCGACCTGATCGCCGTCGATGTCGACGTGGCGGGCACCGGGGCGAAGGGCCTGGGCGTCGTCCTGACCTTCTCGTGATCGCCTTCCGCTCGATCCTCGGCACGCAAGGCGCGCAGGCGACCAATCTCGTCCTGGACCTTCCCGCCGGGCACGTCGCCGGAGACCTCCTGATCGCGATAGTCGTCGGCTGGAAGGCGACCCCGCCCTCGGCGCATCCGGCGACCCCCTCGGGCTGGACGCTGATGGAGTCGGACATCTTCGCCGGGGCGCGCCACGTCGGCGATGTCTATGCCCGGGTCGACACCGGAAGCCTCGGCTCGACGGTCACCTTCGTCTATCCGACCGCGCACTACGCGAGCGGGGTCGTCGCCGCCTACTCGGGCGCGGGCTCGGTCGAGGCTTCCGAGATCGCCCTGCGGGCGGGCGGGACATCGGTCCCCTTCACGGCGGCAGCGATGACGACTCTCTCGGCGAACGCGATGGTCGTCCTGATCGGGATGAACCAGGGCGGCTACGTCGGCTCGGTCGCGCCTCCAGCGGGCTACACCGAGCGGCTGGAGTTCGGAGACTCGAACCTCAATACGCTGATGTGGCTCGCGGACGCGATCCAGGCCTCGGCCGGTGCCATCGGCTCGCCCGCCTTCTCGAACATCGCGACGCCTCAGTCGGACGTGGAGATGGTCTCGCTCGCGCTCGCCGAGCCCGGCGGCGGCGCGGCGGCCTTCATCCCGAAGGTCGTCTCCTACTGATGCTCGCCATCCTGACCGACCCCGAGCTAATCGTCGGCGGGACCGTGATCTTCTTCGGGCTGATCGCGCTCCTGACTGCGCTGCGGATCATCCTCCGGCGCGAGTCGTCGGCGACCCGCCGGATCCGGGTCGGCTTCTTCGTGGAACGAGATCAGAGAGAGGAGAGTGACGACGATGTCTAGCTCCTGGTGGAAGACCGGCTACCCCGGCGGGAAGATGGTCGGCCCGCCCTTCATCCGCCCCCTCTACCCGCCCGACGCGACGGCGAAGGGGAAGACGCCCAGCTCGCCCGGTGCCGATGTCGAGGCGATTAAGCGGACCGTCAGCCGGGCCGGTCGCTGGCCCTGGCAAGCCTTCGACCAGACCTTCTCGAATCCCTTCTCGCACGGCTCCGGCGGCAACGTGAGGGACACCGGGCTCGCGGGCGTCCAGCGTCAGCTCGGGATCGATCCGACCGGATGGATGGGCGAGGCGACCTACAACGGCCTCCGCTCGATCCGGATTCCGGCCGGGCTGCCGCACTCGGGCGAGCCTGCGATGGACGGCGTCGCGGTCAAGCTCCTGGAGGGCTACGAGCAGGAGCAGGCGGGCGGCTCGACCCTCCGGCTCGCGGCGCTCGCTCGGGCGACGAGTTACATCGGCTACACCGAGTCCCCGCCCGGCACCAACGGGAACATGTTCGGCGCGGCCTACGGGATGAACTACGAGCCCTGGTGCGCGATGTTCGTCACCTACTGCTACGAGATGTCGGGCGACTCGCCGAGCTTCCAGATGGGCTCGCGCTACGCCTACGTCCCCTACGTGCTCGCCGACGCGCAGGCGAAGCGCAACGGGCTCGCGATCACCGGCACGCCGCAGGCGGGCGACCTCGCGATCTATGACTGGGGCGGCGACGGCCTCCCCGATCACGTCGGTCTCTTCGAGGCCTGGACGGGCGGGCGTACCTTTAACGCCGTGGAGGGAAACACCTCGGTCTCGGGATCGCAGAGCAACGGCGGGCAGGTACTCCGGCGCGGGCGGGACGCGGGCGGGACGGTCTACTTCGTCCGCGTGGCCGAGCCATGAGTGGCGCTGACTGGGTCGCTCTGATCGGCGCGATCCTGGCCGGGATCGGCGGGATCATTTCGGCCTGGGCGGCGGTCGTGAAGGCCCGGCACGAGGGCGAGGAGGACTGCGAGGAGCACCTGGACGCGCTGCGCCTGGAGAATGAAGAGGTCGCGGATGAGTTACACGCGCTCCGAATGGAGAAAGCGAAGGTGGTAGGCGAATGAGATCAGTAGCACTCCTCACGGCAACGGGCCTCGCGCTCGCCGGGGCGTCCGGCTTCCTGGCCTCGACCGCACTCTCGGGACAGGCCGAGCCGACGCGCACGGTCACCATCGACCTCTCGACCGGCCCGCCTGGGCCGCCTGGCCCGAAGGGCGAACGAGGCGCGGCTGGCCCGCCTGGGCCGCAGGGCGCGCCCGGACCGGCTGGCGCGGCTGGCCCGGCGGGACCTCCCGGTCCGAAGGGCGAAGGCGGGATGACGTGCCCGCTCGGCTACGAGCCCGGCGCGCTGAAGATCAATCACCCCGGCGGGCAGGTCACCGTCTGGGCATGTCTGAAGTGATCTCCGAGCACGGCCGAGTCTTCCTGATCCTGCTCGGCCTGCTCGCCGTCGTGGGGATGATCGCCGGGGTCGTGCTCGCCCTCTCCGGCTACTCCTCGGCCGGACCGTTCTCGGTCGCCGCCGCGTGCGTCGGCGTGCTCGGGACACTGGCCGCGCAGGAGCGCCGGAGCTAGCGAAGCGGCAGCCGTCCGTCTCCGGCAGGTGGCTCGCCGGTTATGCAAGCGTCAATCCAATCCGTCGTCGTCAGCCGACGCGCCCCGCTCTTGACTGACCTCAGTCGACCCTCACCCCAGGTCGGCTCATGGTCCCAGGCCGCGATCCAAATGTCGACCTTTCGCAAACTCTGGCGAGCGTAATCCGCCGCCTCCTCCCGGCCGAGCCATTGACTCATTTCGTCCCCTTCCCGACTCGCGCCGCAGTTCCGAATCGAATTTCGCGCTATTTGCGGGAAGCCCGGGTCACTTTGTGGCGGAGCGCACACGGGCGCATGGGGATGTTACAACGTGTCTATGCGCGCAGGTGCGCGCCAGTGCGCTCCGGCAGAATCGGCCGCGAGGGTCTACAACCGGGAGTAGTGAACGCCGCCCCTTCCTCGACTCCCTGGCTATCGAAGCAAGAGGCCGCCGAGCGCGCTCGCGTCTCGCTCGCCCAGCTCGACCGGGCCATCGCGAGCGGCGAGCTACGCACGAAGAAGGTCGGCCGCCGAGTGATCCTTCACGTCGACTGGGTCGACGCCTGGCTCGCCTCGCCGGAGGAGGCCGGGGTCGCGTGAACGAGTGGCCGCCGAGCTGGCGCGCGGCACGGGTCGAGTCGCTGATCGCGCGCGAGCTTCGACTGGGCGGGATCCTGGTCGACCTGGACGAGGCGACCGACCTGGTCAGTGACGACCCGGCGCTCGCGGGCGAGGTTCGGATCCTCGCCGCCCGCCTGCGGACTCGCCGTAACGACTGGCGCGACCAGGTCCGGGCCTACCAGGCTTCGCTCGAAGAGGCCGAGGCGTGAAGGGTCGCCCCCTCAGTGAGCACGGCCGTCAACTCCAGGCCGTGCTCGACCGTGCCGCCCGCCGCCTATTGGCCGAAGAGGTCGCGCGGCTCGACGCGGACGCGGTCGCTACCCCGGCCGGGAGTGACGACGGCCCTGGCGATGGTCTGCCGGATGACGGCCCGGCGCTCATCGAGGGTCAGCCGGTCCCAGTCCGCCGCCGCGCGAATCGCAACCGTCGGCTTCGAGCGGGCGCGTAGCCGCTCGTGCTGGGCGACCGCTGCATCCCGTTCTCCTTCGAGCTGGTCGAGCACCTCGCGGGCGACGGGCTCGGACTCGCGCCCGATCAGGGACCGGATCCCGTTCGCGTAATTCTGCTCGGCCTCTTCCCGGTCGAGCCGCGCCTGCTCGGTCGAGGCCTCGGCCGTCGCCGTGCCCTTAAATCCGGCGGCGAGCTTCACGGCCGTATCGCGAAGCAGCTCCTCGGCGAGGTCGCACCGGACCGAGGCCGGGGCGGCGCAGAGCTTATTCGGACAACGGTAGTAGTGATACTCGCCGTGCTTGCTCGACTTGCTCGAATGGACGACCAGGCGCGAATTGCAGGTCTCGCAGAGCAGGACGCCGAGGCGGGCGAGAAGGCGCTCACTCTTCGAGTGGCGACCGCGCGTAGCCGTCGCGCCTTGCATCGTCCGGAAGGTCGCCCGGTCGATGATCGGCTGATCGATGGCCGCCGTATTCGACCACTCGCCGAAGTGAATTTCGCCGATCAGGAGCCGCGAGCGGAGCATCGACTGGACGCTGGTCACGGTCAGCTCGTCGCCGTTCTCCTGGCGGACGCCCTGGGCATTGAGCCACCGAGCGATCTTCGCGTAACTCTGGCGGGCGTCGTAACCGATCCCGGCCCGCATCCGGCAGGCCTCGGCCACGAGCGGCCCATTCACCGGATGAGGTTCGAGCGTCCCATCGGCGCGCCGGACGTAGGCGGGCGTGATCCTGGGGAAGGGCGGAACGCCCCTCTCGACGTTGCGCTTCTTCGACACGGCGGTCCTCTCTCCGACCGAGCGGGCGTAATACTCGGACATCATCGCGAGCACGTTCCCGGTCAAGAATTGGGCGGCGGTCAAGTTGCTATCGCGACCGGCGTCGAGGGTCACGACCTGGCCGCCCGCCTGCTCGACGCGCTCGACCACGTCGGCCCGCGTCCGGATCGAGCGGACGTAGCGGTCAAAGTAGGCGGTCAGCACGACCTGCGAGCGCCCCTCCTCGATGTCTTCGACTGCGGCCTTCAGACCGGGCCGCCGGTCGAGCGAACGCTGACCGGATACGTCGCGCTCCTCGTAGACCCCGCCGACCTCCCAGGCCGGAGTCTGGCGGGCGCAGTAGTCGCGCATCGCCGCGACCTGGTCTTCGACGCTCATCGAGTCATCGTCGCCGCGAGACTGGCGGGCGACGAGCGAGACGGTCAGCGTGTCGAGGGCGACGGCCGCCGCCGTCCGCTTCCCGTGCTGGGTGAGGTTCGAGGTCGTCAACTAGACCACTCTCCGGATGACCTTGGAAGTCGGATAGAAGCCGTCGAGCGTATGCGGGTTCCCGCCGCCGAGCGTCCGATATTCCACGTCATACCAGGAGCCCGTCACGCCGTCCCAGCGGACGGGCGAGAGGCCCGGGCCGGGGTGCTCGAAGACCTCGCCGGTCGAGCCGAGGAAGACGACCGTCCCCTCCCGCTTCGCCGCCGTCTCGGCCCGGTTGTCGAGCGCCGGATTCGCCGGGGCGGCGCGCTCGGCCTCGTCGCAAGCGTGGTAGCCGTTGACGCCGCCGCAGTGGGGGCACGCCGTCCCGTCCTGGCCCGGCGTCTCGATGTACCACTGGGCCAACTCGTTCCCCTGGATCACCCAGAAGCCCTCGCGGATGAAGCTCGGCGGCACCGTGCCCGCCGCGAGCACCTCGTCCAGATTCAGGACCTCGCCCGTCCAGCTCACGACGGTCCGGTAGCCGTCAGCGGTCGGCCGGTTGTAGGTCTGCTTCGTGCCCTCGTGCCGGAGCAGGACACGCATCCCGTGAGCGAGGACGATGTCGCCCGGGGCGAGTTCGAGAGAGTTCTTCGTGACGTGCTTCATGGGGGTGACCTCCTGGTCAGTGTCGATGACAGCGTGTTTCCCTTCTTTCGGGATTATGAGTCATCGACCTCTCAAAGTCAACTAAAAGCACAAACGGATCTCGCCCGTGTCTGAGCGGGATCCATACGAGCGCCGGATGGCCGAGCATCGCCGCCGGGCCGAGCGTCGCCGCGAGTCACTCCGGCTAGCGCACTCCGAGCAGAAGGGCCGCGTCCGCCTGCGAGCCCTGCGCCGGATCTACCGGGACGAGCTGCGCGACCCTCGCCCAGACCGACGCCCGGCGCTCGTGCTCGCCGCCGTCTTCGTCGCCCTGGCGCTCGCGCTCCTCGTGGTTGCGAAGGCGAGCGGGGGACCGTCCGGAATTACGCTCGCAATTCCGGACAGGCAACAAACGCCGGAGGGTCCGTCCCGCCAGACCGCTTCCGTCCAGGGATTGAACCCTCGGGATGCTGCGCGATTGAGGCCGAGTCCTACCGCTGTCCGCTCGGCGATTTGCTCGGTCTTCATCGGCACGCGCTGCGGTCCGGCGATCAGGGTCGCGACCTGCGAGACCGGCGGCACCCTCGACCCGCACTCTCGGGGCTCGCTCGGCGAGCGTGGCCTCTTCCAGATTCATCCCGTTCACTTCCGCACCTTCGACCGGCGTCGTCTCTTCGAGGTGCTCTACAACATCCGCGCCGCCTTCCGCCTCTCGCGCGGCGGGCTCGACTGGTCGCCCTGGACGTGTCGGCCGTGAGCCTCACTCGCCGCAATCACGGGACGGGCCACTCCTACGAGATCGATGGCTCCTGGGCTCCGGGCGTGACGACGCTCCTCTCGGCCGGATTCCCGAAGGCGGCGCTCGTGCACTGGGCCTCGAAGGCTTGCGCGAATGAGGTCATCGACTTCTGGGACGAGCTGGCCGAGCTATCGATCTCGGACCGCTTCGAGCGTGTTCGCTCGGCACCGAACCGAGACCGCGACGCTGCCGCCCGGCGCGGGACGGAAGTCCATCGGCTCGCGCATCGACTCCTAGAGAAGGAGCCGGTCGACGTTCCCGAGGAGCTGGTCGGCCACGTCGATAGCTACCTGCAATTCCTCGCCGACTGGGACGTGCGCGAGCTACTGATCGAGACCTCGGTCGGCCGCCGGGACGGGATCCGCTACGCCGGGACGCTCGACCTGGTCGCCGACCTGGCCGACGGGCGGCGCTGGCTCCTCGACCTGAAGACGACCCGCTCCGGCGTCTTCGATGAGAACGCCCTCCAGCTCGCCGCTTACCGCTTCGCCGACTTCTACGCCGACCTCGACCGCGAGATCCCGATGCTGCCGGTCGACCAATGCGGCGTCGTCTGGCTTCGGGCTGACGGTTACGACCTCTATCCGGTCGACGCCGACGAGGCCGAGTTTCTCCTCTTCCGGATGGTGGCCCGGGTCGCGACCATCGCCGACCGCCGCCTCCGCGAGAAGCTCGGCGGTCGCGAGCTGATCGGCGCGCCCCTACAACCCCCGACCATGAAGGAGGCCGTCTCGTGAGTAGCACGATCACCTACACCGGCACGCTTCGGACCTGCTCGTGCTGGTGCGGGATTCGGCTCGCCGTGCCGACCTCGCTCTACGAGCACGCGAAGGACGACGACGCGAATCACATCTACTGCCCGCTGGGGCATACCTTCGTCTTCCGCGACAACAACCGGGCGAAGCTGGAGACCGAGCTACGTCGCCACCGGGCGACCCGCGAGCTTCTGCACGCCGAGGAGCGGTCGCACGTCGCGACGCGCGGGCACCTGACCCGGACGAAGAAGAGGGTCGCCGCCGGGGTCTGTCCGTGCTGCGGTCGCACCTTCCAGCAACTCGCTCGCCACATGGCGGCGAAGCATCCCGACTACTCGAAGGAGGCCACGACGTGACCGACATGGAGGTCCTGCCCGCGACCCCGGACGCGAACGGGCGGCAACTCATCCCCCTGGAGCGGACGCTCGCCCTCTCGGTCGACGCGCTCCGCTTCGCCGAGGTCATCTCCTCGACGCAATTCGTCCCCGCCGGTCTACGCGGGAAGCCGGACGCGATCTTGGCCGCGATCATGTTCGGCTCGGAGCTGGGGCTCGGGCCGATGCAGTCACTCTCAAAGATCGCGGTCATCGACGGCCGCCCCTCGCTTTCGGCCGAGGCCCAGCGCGGTCTGATCCGCGCCGCCGGGCACTCGATCCGCACCGTCGAGCTGACGAATACGCGCTGCGTGCTCGCCGGTCAGCGGGCGGGCGAAGACTTCACCGAGGAGGTCGCCTGGACGATGGACGACGCGAAGCGTGCGGGCCTCAACGGGAAGTCGAATTGGCGGGCCTACCCGCGTCAGATGCTCCTCGCCCGCGCGACCTCAGACCTCGCCCGGCTTCTCTTCTCAGACGTGCTCGGCGGCTTCCCCTCGACCGAGGAGACGCTCGAACAGATCGAGGCGGACGATGCCCCCGCACCTCCCGCCTCGACCGGCGAGGCTCTAAGCTCGCCGCGCCGCCGCCGCCGTACCCGACCGCCCCTGGCCGCAGGGGATCCGCCCGTCGAGTCGGCGACGGCGGCACCTGAGCCGCCCCCTCAGACGGCCGAGCCTACGCCGCCGCAGGCCGCGCCGGATCCCCCAGCGGAGGGAGACGTAGTTCCGGGTCAGCTCGACCTGGAGAAGGAGGTCGCGGCCGAATCCGACGCCGCCCTCCTCGACGCCGAGGAGCAGGCCTCGACCGAAGTCGCCGAGGAGGAGCTGCGCGAGAAGCTGGAGGCCTCAGTCGCCGAGCCGGTGCTGATCTCCTCAGACCAACGGAAGAAGATGCAAGCCCTCTTCCGCGAGCGGGAGGTAACCGAGCGGGAGGCTCGCCTGGCCTACGTCTCGACCGTCGCCCGGCGGAAGGTCGGCAGCTCGAACGATCTCACTCACGCCGAGGCCGGGCTCGTGATCGATGCCCTCATTCAGTGGGACCCGCAAGACCCGGCCTCGAAGCCGTTCCCCGATTACGACCCCGCGACCGCACCATTCCCGGAGGGTTACTGATGAGCGACGACCTATTGAACCGAGCGACTGAGAACGTCTCAGAGCGCGTGGACGGCGACTGGGGCTATCGGGTCGCACTCGACCCGGACGAGACTTTCCTGGGCCGCTGGCGCGGCGAGACGACCACTTCCACGGACTACGGCGAGCAGCCGGTCTACCTGCTTTGGGATCAGGAGGGCGCGGAGTGCTACCTCTACGGCGGCCGAGTCGACCTCGACCGCAAGATCCGGGCCGCCGCGCCCATCGAGGGTGACTCCATCGGGATCGCCCGGGGTGAGGATGAAAGCGCGAACGGGCGCACCGTCCATCGCTTCGGGATCGCGACCGAGACGAACATGGAGCCGCTGCCGACCGGCCCGCCCGAGGTCGACTGGTGATCCGACTCCCCGAGCTGGCGACCTGCGAGCGATGCGGGATCGAGGTCTCGATGACTCGGGCCGAGCGAAGCGCCCGCGTCGGCCCGAGCGGCTCCTTCGTCTGCGACTACTGCAAGCGGCCCGAGCGGGAGATGCGCCGCCGCCCTTTCGTGCGACGACGGCGGGCGGCGTGAGATGGACGGCGACTGGGACGATGCGAGCGAGGAGGAGCTGCGGCAGCTTTACGCCGCGATCATGCTCGCCCCTACCCTCGCGGTCTGCGAGGCGCTCCTGCGAGGCGAGGACGTGCCGCCCGAGCGGCTCGATCCTGAATGGGCCGAGAGGTACGGCGTCCTATGACTGAGCGCGACGACCCCCGCGCCGGATGGGTCCGGCTCGCCGACGTTCCGACGATCCCGCGCCCGCCACTGGACGAGCGACCGGGCGAAATCCAGGTCGTGCCGCTGCCGGAGTTCGCGGCCGTGCAGGAGCCCGGGATCGAAGCCCTGCTCGGGACGCTCGACCAAAACCTGATCCCGGTCGGCGGCGACGTGATGCTCTACGGCGACGGCGGCGCAGGCAAGACGACCCTCGCTATCGACCTCGCCTTTCACCTCGCGAGCGGGCTCGACTGGCTCGGGATCTCGGTCGAGGCTCCGCGCTCGGTCCTCCTGATCGAGAACGAAGGCCCGAGGCCTCTCTTCCGGCGCAAGCTGCGCAAGCGCCTCGCCGCCTGGGACGGGCCGCCGCTGGAGGATCGGCTACACGTCTGGGTCGAGCCCTGGGCGGGCTTCAGCTTCGGCGAGCAAGACATGCGCGCCCAGCTCGCCCAGACGATCTTCGAGCGGGAGATCGATCTCGTGATCGCCGGGCCAGTGACCCAGCTCGGGATGGAAGACGCGGGGACGATTCGCGAGGTCCGTTCCTTCGCGAACCATGTCGCCCTCGTGCGCGAGAGGTCGCTTCGTCCGGTCGCCTCGCTCCTGGTGCATCACGAGTCGAAGGCGGGCCGCGTGTCGGGCGCGTGGGAGGGAGTGGGGGACACGATGCTTCACGTCTCCGGCTCCGGACACGGGCGGACGCGAGTCCACGTCCAGAAGGCCCGCTGGTCGCCGCACCATCACGCGACGACGCTCCTTCTGCGTTGGGTCGAAGGCGCGAGCTTCGAGGTCGACGCCGAGGCGCAGGAGCGGCCGGTCCGCGTCTGGGAGTCGATCCTGGACTACGTGCTCGGACACGGCGGCTCGGGCTGGGGCGCGGTCGAGGAGGCGGTCGGCGGCGATACGAAATATTCCCGCCGTCGTCGCGACGCGGCTATCGAGGAAGGGCTTCTGATCGATCTCGGCCCGGGCGAAATCGGCAAGGGTCATCGCTTCGAGCTATGGCATCGAGACGACCCGATGAGGCCGCGTCAACTCGGCGAAATAGGAGGAGACGGTGCGCACCGATCTACCCTCACCGACTCACCGACTGAGGAGTCGGTGCCCTTGGAACCGACTGCACCGACTCACCGACTCCTAGCGGGAGAGGGGGGCTCGGAGGGAGACCGCACCCCCGCCCCCCTACGTAGTAGGGGGCGGTCTACCACCGACTCCTCTCCCGCGCCCTCCGAGGAGTCGGTGGACCCTGAGCCCGAGTCGCCGGACATCGACTGGTGATGCTCGTCCCCTGCCGCCACTGTCACGAGCCCGTTCAGTGGGCGCAGACCTTCCACGCTCGCGCCTGGGTCTCGCTCGATCCGCGACCCAGCTCGGAGGGGATGCTGGAAGTCGTGACCGACCTCCGGGCCGAGGTGACGCTCGTCCGCCTGGTGCCCGTCGCTCGCCGCGTCGGTCGCCGCGATCTTCACCAGACGCACGAGCACGGACGGCGACGATGAGACGACGCTCGCCGCGCTCGCACCTGAAGGGGAAGCGATACCGGCTCGCCCGGCAGAAGACGCTCGCCCTGCACGAGGCCCGGACCGGACGGCCCTGGTCGGATCGCTACGTCGTGACCTGCCTCGACGGCTGGGAGGTCAGACCGGAGGCCGGGCGCGGGCAGCATCGGAAGCCTCTCCCGCTCTGGTACGTGCACGACTCGGCCTATTGCGGGAGGGTCGTCGCGACCTTCCGCTCGACCGTCGATGATGACGGGCGGCTCCTGGCCGAGCGATTCGCGGCGAAGCTGAACCGGCTCGACTGGGAGGCCGAGCGATGACGGCTTGGAAGGACCTGGAGCGGCGCGTCTGCCGGGCGCTCGGAGCCGAGCGTCGTCCGCAGGTCGGCCCGGGCGGCTGGTCGCGAGGATCCGATGACGACGGCTCCGCGCCCTTCTCGGTCGAGACGAAGCGGACGACCAAGTACCAACTCCGGACGGCCTGGATCGAGCAGGCCCGCCGCCACGGGCGCGACTCGAAACGGCCCTGGCTCCTGGTGATCGCCGAGCACGGCGACCGCTCGCCCGTGGCCGTGCTCGACTTCTGGGAGTTCGCCCGACTGGTCGAGGAGGCCGGGCGACGTGGCACGCGCTAAGGTGACCTGGTCCGGGGTAAGGGGCGCGCCCGCTGCGGCGATCCTCCTGTCTCGATGACAGCCGACGCGGGTCGCCTTTGGGGGCGGCCCGTTGTCGTTCTCGCATCCGACCGGCCGATGTGGCACGATTCGACCGCTGTCAACGATAGGAGGCCGATCTAATGGCAACGATCCCCGCTTCTCTTCGTGATCTAAGGAGACGCTTCCGTCCTGGCTTCGAGCTGGAACGCACGGGCGGCGGGCACTATCGCGTCAAGGATCCGGACGGGAAGCTCGTCCAGTATCAGGGGAAGAATCTGACGCTCACGGGCACCGGCCGGACGCCGGAGCTAACGGCGATGACGACCGCCCTAACCTCGGCGGGCGTGCTGAAGGATCCGAAGGAGCGGAAGACGCCGAGCTTCACGGATGAGGCGCGCGAGGCGGCGAAGGTGCGGCTCGGCGAGGCGACACGAATCCGGCAAGCGAACCGGGCCGTCGAGGCGAAGAAGCTCCGCGACCGGCTGGACAAGGTGCTCGCTCCGATGGGCGGGCTCGCGGTCGAGGGGCGCGCGACTGATCTTGCTCATATCGCGGCGCGGGAGTTCTCGGACGGGATGCTGGGACGCGGCGGTCGGCCCGTGACGCCCGACCTGCTCTACAACTCGGCCCGGCGCGTGATGGACGGCGGTTGGGTCGAGGCTCGCTATCAAGAGGTTTGGAACCGGCTAGCCGAGCGGCTGGAAAACGCGGTCGAGCCGGTCGGCGAGTGGTACTCGCTCGTCCGCGCCGCGCGAGGCCTGCCCGATGACGTGGTCGACGTGAAGAAGCCCGCGAGGGGCGACTGGCCCTTTACGGTCGAGCTGATCCCGCACGAGTATCTCGTGGTCGACCACACCTACCAGAGGCCGGTCCCCTGGGAGTTTGTCCGCAAGGTCGCGGCGACCTATGACGAGTCGCTGGTGGGGACTATCGACGTGGCTCGACGCGCTCCTTCGCGCTTCGCGATCCTCGACGGGCAGCTTCGCTACGAGGCGACGAAGCTCGTCGGCAAGAAGACGATTTGGGCCTCGGTCTATGCCGGGCTCAACCTCCAGAGTGAGGCCCGCTTCTTCCTTCACAAGAACCGCGACCGGAAGGCGATCCATCCCTACTACACCTTCCGGGCTCGGGTCGCCTCGGGCGACGAGGACGCGGTCGAGACCGAGAAGATCGTCCAGGCGGCGGGCTACAAGATCGCCCTCGCCGCGCCGAAGGCCGACTCGCCGACCGAGAATGTGATCCAGGCCGTCTCCGCCGTCGAGGAGGGCTACAAGCGGAAGCGACCGGACGGATCGCCTGCTCTGCTTCCGGCGCTAGAGACGATGCGGGCGACCACGCTCGGGCGTCCGCAGGGCAACTCGGCGCTTCTGATTCGCGGTCTCTCGATGGTCTACGCCTCGGCCGATAACGGCGGCGTCGACCCGAAGCTGATGCAAGAGGTGCTGGCCGAGCTAGGGCCGGAGCTGGTGCTCGGTCGGGCTCGTGACCTCTCGCGAAGCTCGGGTAGCTCGATGGCCTACTCGGCCGCGAAGGTGCTCGCGGCGGCCTACAACCGGCGGACGCCGAGAGGCGAGAATCTGCGCCTCTTCTGATGAACATGCTCACGGTCGTCTCGGTCTCGCTGATGGTCTCGGCCGTCTGCGCCCTCGTCTTGAATCGTCGGATGGTCGCGATGGTTCGGGAATCGTGGCGGCGCGAGCTGGTGATGGCCCGGGTCTTCGATGAGATCGGGCGGGCGCTGCACGAGTCGGAACGCGAGCACATTGTCTACGAGCTGCGGCACGCCTTCCTGAAGGGCCGGGAGGAGATCGCAGGCGAGCTTCTGCGGCAAGCCCGCCCCCGGCCCTTCTGGAAGCTGCCGCCCGCGCCCGGCGAGCCCTGGCCCGATGAGTGACTGGCGCAAGCCTCGGGTCAAGTGGAAGCGCGCGCCCGACTTCGCCGAGATCGCCGAGGCGCTCGGGGTTGCGACGACGCAAATCATGGCCGTTCAGAATCCGCTCGGCGCTGACCTGCTCGTGCTCTACACGCCCGACCCGGACGAGGAGACGAGGGTCTTCGCCGCGAGGGTCCGGCGCGGGGTCGATGGAGTTCTCTTTCGGGCGGTCGAGGACGTAGAGCTGCCCGGCATGTGGGAGAAGATCCAGACGGACATCGAGGAGCACATGCGCGAGGAGTTCGGCGACCCGCCGGGCGAGTGAGTGATCCGCTTCCGCCGGGCTGGACGCGGCGCAAGGTTGCCGAGCCGCGCTTCGTGGAGATTAGAGGGCGGCAGGTCTGGCACGTCACCGGCTGGGACATCGCTCGACACTGCGGCTGCCGGATCGGTCTCGGGATGCGGCTCGACCGGATGGAACGGACCGCCGGGGTGACGCCCTGCCCGGAGCATGGGGCGCAGGCTCGACGGGCGCTCGATCTTCTCCAGCACTCGCCGCCGAGCGATCAGGAGATCGGTCAGATGTACGCCGAGGCGTTCGAGCGAGAGATCCAACTCGCACCGTGAGCGTCTTCGGTCCGAGACGAGGCGACCGGATTCTCTGTTTGTGCTGCGGGACGTTCTACGAGGTCGACGGCGACTGTCCGAACGTTGACAAGGTCGAGCACTCGTCCGGCCTCGCCTACGTCGTCGCGCTCCGGCTTCAGCGTCGAGGCCTGGAGCTGCCGACCCCCGAGCAAGTGCGCGAGGCGCTGCCGGATTGAAGCGGCGGCGGATCGTCTGCCCTCGCTGCGGGCGGATGGTCGCCCTTCAGCTCGACGGTCGCTTCTACCGGCACGCTGACCCGCCGCGTCGACTCTGCCCCGGGTCGGGGTTTACTCTGGTGGGGCTGCGATGCGCGTTACCTTCTCGCTGACCGAGGTCCTCCTGGCCCTGATGCTGGTCGTGCTGGTTTGGGCAAAGTGGAGGGGATGGGGCTAGCGTGCTGGTCGACCATGAGCCCGCCTGGTGGGTGGGGCTGACGATGAGAGGGGCAACCATGAACGAGACCGAGGCAGAGCGCACCGAGACCGTGACCGAGACGACCGAGACGAGTCAGACGACCGAGGTCGAGACACCGGAGCCGGAGCCGACCGAGCCCGAGCCGACCGAGCCCGAGCCGGAGGAGCCGAAGCCCGAGGACTGATGCCCGACCGGCACCTACTGCCGCCGCACTACGAAGGGCCGGAGCGCCGTCACTCTCAGCACGGGCGGCGGCGCTACGATCTTCCGCCCTGGGTGACGATCATCGTCGCCGCCCTGGCCGCCGTCCAGCCGATCATCGCCGCCATCGTGATCGTGATGAAGGGGTGAGGAGACCCCCGATTTTTGCTCAGATTCCGGCGCGGCAGTCCGCGCTGATTTCCTCTCTCTCTCTTCGCCCATGAGGGCGCGAGCGAGCGGCGAGTCTTACCCCTACTCGCACCAGGTGCTACGGAAGCAGATCGAGCCGACCGTGCTCGCGGGCCGGGCGAAGTGCGTCCGCTGCGGCGAGCGGATCCGGCCGGGCGAGCCCTGGGATCTCGGCCATGTCGACGGCGAGCCTTCCCGCTACGCCGGGCCGGAACATCGGCGCTGCAACCGAGCGACGGCCGGACGGCGGCCCGTGCTCGTGGTCGTCCAGGCCGAGCCGGAGCCCGAGGGTCTCGCCCAGTCCGACCCGCGCTTCGCCGTCGACTGGCTACCTCGGCGCGTCCCGGCCGACTCCTCCTGGCCTCGGCTGATGTCGGTTCCGCACGTCCGCGCGGTCGGGAGTCTCGGCCCGAGCTTCATCCGCTGGGCCGAGCGGCGCTCCGGCCGGAAGCTCCGCTGGTGGCAACGGCTCGCCGCGATCCGGCTCCTGGAAGTCGATGCCGCCGGGCTCCTGGTCTGGGAGGCCGCGATCCTGACCGTCCCCCGGCAGCTCGGGAAGTCGTGGCTTCTGCGCGAGCTGGCGCTCTGGCGGATCCTCCAGGCCGACCGCTTCGGCGAGGAGCAAACGGTGATCCACACCGGCAATAACCTCGCGGTCTGCATGGAGGTCCAGCGCCCGGCGCGGGCCTGGGCGAAGCAGTGGTCGGACGAGTTCATCGTCACCGAGGCGAACGGGAAAGAGAAGATCGAGCGGATCGCCTGCGGCTCGCGCTGGATGGTCTTCGCGAAGGGCGGCGTCTATGGCTTCGGTGCCTCGCTCGCCCTGGTCGATGAGGGCTGGGACGTGAAGCTGTCCTACGTCGAGGAGGGTCTGGAGCCGACCCAGGCCGAGCGCGAGCAGGCGCAACTCTTGCTCGTCTCGACCGCGCACCGGAAGACGACCTCGCTCATGTTGTCGCGGCGGCGGCTCGCGCTCGGCGATCTCGAACGCGGCGAGGGGACGCTCCTCCTGGAGTGGTCGGCTCCTCCCGGCTCGTCGCTCGATGACGTTCACGCCTGGCGGGCGGCCTCGGCGCACTGGACGCCCCGGCGGCAAGCTCTGATCGTCCGGCAGCTCGCCTCGGCCCTGGAGAACACGCTTGAAGATCCGACCGAGCCCGACCCGATAGCGAGCTTCCGCTCGCAGTGGCTCAACGAGTGGCCGACGAAGCTCGCCGACCCGGTCGGCAAGACCGAGGAGCTTCTCCCGCCCGGGCTCTGGTCAGACCGCGTCGCGACCGGCCTCGACTCGACCGGCCCGGTCTGGGTCGCGGTCGAGGACGACTACGGCTTCGGCGCGGCGGTCGCCGTCGTCGGCCGCCTCGATGACGGGCGGCTGGAGGTCGACGGCTGGCTCTGCGCGGACTGGGACACGGCGGTCGCCGATGTCCAGCGGCTCGACCGGCCGATCCGCGAGCTACTGGTCGGCGCGTCGCTGATGGATCGCGTCCCGGCCGAAATGAGCCCGCGCCCTCGCCCGGTCGGCTCGACCCAGACCCGGATCGGGCTCGCCCTCCTGCGCGACCTCGTAGCCGGTGCCCAGCTCGTGCACGATGAGATCACGGGCGAGATCGATGGAGCCTTCGGCTCGACCCAGGTTCGGACGACGATGGCCGGGCTCATCATGTCGAGTTCGAGTCACGGGCACCTCGTCCGCGCGGTCGTCTGGGCCATCGGCGCGGCGCACCGGCCCGCCCCGGCTCCGGCGATCCGCTAGAGCTGCGCCAGTGCTTCGAGCGCCGAGTCGCGAAGCCAGACAAGCAGGTTCGGCTCTAACGCCCAGACCACGAGCGGCGGGACGAAGACGATCACGCAAGCAAAGTAGAAGACCTTCGCGGCCTTCTCGATGCGTCTCTGAGTGGGTTCCATTCGTGAGGCTCCTTCGGGGTAGTCGATGTCAGCAAAGTGACAATCGGCCAAAGGCCGCGTAGTCTTGAGACCGAGTTGGGTCTCTTCACGCGCGCGATTCGCCCGCCGCCGGACGAGATCCCTAACGGGAACGATCCGGCAACCGCCGCACCGGGAACGGTCGGGCCGCCACTCGTAGACCCCGGCGACCCCTCCGGCGTGATGCTGGTCGGCGACCCGAGCCCCGAGTGGATCCCTCCTCGGATCGTCCCCTCGGCCTGGTCGGGCTGGCCTGCCGACTGGTGGCCGCCTCTCTGGAACGGTGGGCATCCGACGACGCTCGGCGACACGGCCTGGGCCTGCATCGACTTGAACGCCTCGGTTCTCTCGACCATGCCCGCCT